TTACCAAGCATGGCAACAACTCGTTTGCTGGGGGTAAAGCAACCGAAGAACAAATTGAACTTGCCGAGCAGATACGCCAGTACCTTCGGGAGCAAAACATTGACGAGTTATGGCGATGAGTTGTCCCATACATGGGGACACGTTAGCCCCTATGAACATCGACACCGTTGCTGAGTTTTGGGCTGGCTTCGATTTCGACACCGCCAAGCCGATTGCATTCATTGATTCCCAAAAGATAAATTGCTTGCGTACCTTTGTGAATGCCCATATTTCGTACTTAAAGCACAACAAGGGAAACCCGCTTTACCTACCTTACTGGCTGCGGATTGAAAAATTAACAAAGCATTATGCCCAAAAGCATTGAACACCAAATACAACTTGCTTGCGTTAAGTACTTCAGGGCGGCTTACCCTGACCTTTATTGCAACCTATGGCATACCAACGGCCGAGCGATTGACAAACGAAACGGCGGCGTGCTAAAGGGCATGGGCGTTATTGCTGGCGTTCCCGACCTTCTGTTCTTTTACAAAGGCAAGCTACACGGCATTGAGTTAAAGACCGCCAAGGGGACTCAAAGCGAAGGGCAAAAAGAATGGCAGTCAATGGCTTTGAAACACGGTGGCGAATACCACATTGTGAGAACTGTGGAACAATTTGTACTTTTGATTCAGCAAACAATTCAAAATGGTTAAGAACGTACCCATCGGCAAGGTAAAGCCGAACAAAGACAACCCACGTTTTATTCGTGATGAGAAATTTACGAAGCTGGTCAAAAGCCTGCGGGAGTTCCCCGATATGGCCAAACTGCGGCCGCTTATCGTAAACGCCGAAATGGTTGTGCTGGGTGGCAATATGCGGCTAAAGGCTATGCAAGAACTGAAATGGGAAACCGTGCCCGTTATTGTTGCCGATACGCTTACACCTGAGCAAGAGGCCGAATTTATCATCAAGGACAATGTTGGGTTTGGCGAATGGGATTGGGAAATGCTGGCCAACCAATGGGACGCTGAACTGCTAACCGATTGGGGATTGGATATACCGCATTTTGAACCTGAGTTGGAACTTGAAGCCGAGGAGGACGATTACGAAATGCCCGATGAATTGCAGACCGACATCGTGCTTGGAGACCTTTTTGAGATTGGCGAACACCGATTGCTTTGTGGGGATTCAACGGATAGCGATTCGGTGGCAAGGTTGATGAATGGGGAGAAGGCGGATATTGCATTTACATCACCGCCTTACAATGCTGGAAAAAGTGAAGCATTGAGCGGAAATACACACACAACAGACAATAAATACAATGAGTACAACGATAATCAAACACAATCAAATTATTTAGATTTGTTAATTGGATTTACAAATAATGCATTGATAAATGCGGAATATTTGATTTGCAACATTCAAAGTTTGGCAGGTAATAAAATAGCTTTAATTGATTATCTGCATCAATACAAAAACAACTTTATTGATGTGGCAATATGGGATAAAGGGCATGGAGCACCACAAATGGCAAAAGGAGTCATGACAAATGTTTGGGAGTATATGATTTTTATATCTAAAAACAAAAACCCTTCAAGAGCAATTCCTAATAGTAATTTTCAAGGCACAATACCTAACATTTATCGTGGAAAACCACAAAGAAATAACGAATTTTCTCACGTTCACGCTGCAACATTTCCGATTGATTTGCCTGAATGGGCTTTACAATTTACAAAGGAAGGAGGTGTTGTGTTAGACCAATTTTTAGGAACAGGAACAACAATGGTAGCCGCACACCAACTTAACCGCAAATGCTACGGTATGGAACTTGACCACAAGTATTGCCAAGTGATTATTGACCGAATGCGAAAACTTGACCCAAGCATTAAGGTAACGAAAAACGGCCAACCGATATGAGCAACGTAGACACTAAAAAAAAGTTGATGCTTGAAGCCTTGGAGAAAAGCCTTGGCATTATTACAACGGCTTGTAAGGCGGTCGGCATATCAAGGGGCAGCCACTACCAATACATGGAGAACGATGCGGAGTACGCCGCCAAGGTCAACGAACTGACCGAGGTGCAACTTGACTTTGTGGAAAGCAAACTGATTGAACGCATTAACAAGGGCGACACCGTTGCGATTATCTTTTACCTAAACAACAAGGGTAAGAGCCGAGGGTACAACCGACACAACGAAGAGAAACGGGAGTCGATACAATGGCCAAGCAACTTTACCTTTAACGTGGAAAGTGAAAGCGTATAAGCTGAACCGCAAGCAATACGCCACGATAGTCGAAAGCGAAACCGAACGGCTGTTTGCGTATGTGGGCGGCATTCGTTCAGGCAAGACAATAACGGGAGCCCATTGGGCACTCCACAACATCATCAACTTTCCTGAAGCCAAGGGCGGGATATTTTCCAACACGGTAAGCCAGCTAAACACCGCAACCCTGTCGGAGTTTATTCAGGTGCTGGAAAGCAACGGCTTGCACAAGGGCGAGCATTACGTGGCGAACAAAGACCCCGAACGGTTCTTCGGCTACAAGTCAAAGTTCGAAAAGCACAACGGCGTTTGGTCGTTCATGAACGGGGCTCAGGTCATTACCTTTAGCATCGAAACAATGATACGAGGTATTGAACTTGGTTGGTGCTGGGGCGATGAGGTGCAAGACGCCGCTATCAATTCGCTTAACATCGTGCTTGGCCGTATGTCAGGGGCTAAGTTCCCACGAACGCTGTGGACTATGACACCGCCGATGGACAACGCTGACATTGATGAAATGATATGGGGGGAGGCGGCAATACCGCACACCATTGGTACAACCTACGACAACAAGGCGAATTTACCTGAGGGGTACATTGAGCAATTGGCAAAGACATACGATGCCCTGACTTTCAAACGGGAGGTCATGGCCGAGCGGGTTACCATGAATGGCCTTAACTGGCTGTACAGTTTTGAACGTGCCAAGCATATAGGGGGCAAGGCGGCATACGATACCATGCAGCCCGTGTACGTTTCGATTGACTTTAACAACAACCCGTTCACGGCTATCCTTGCCCACCGGGGGCGAAACGCTGATGGCAAGCAATACATTCACTACTTCGATGAAATTGCGTTAACCCCTGACCAAGTGCAAGGGCGAACCTTCATCGAGGCAATGGCCGAAGAAATATTCAGGCGAACCCCAGCACAAGTGCAAAACCGATTGTACTTCATTACGGGTGATGCTTCGGGCCGTGCCCAGTCGGTCATCGCAAAGGTTGGGCAGAATATGTGGTCCGAGATAGTGGACCGCATGAGGGTATCGCCCAACAATATCTTAGTGCCAAGGTCGAACCCGCCGCATCAAGAATCACGGCGGCTATGCAACAGTATCTTTTCAAACTACGATGAGGTGCTGATTAACCCAAAATGCAAGGTGCTGATTCGGGATTGCGAATTCGTGAAGGCCCTACCCGATGGGGGTGTTGACAAAGGTAGCCGGGCAAAGGTTGACAAACGTGCCGATGCCTTGGACTGCTTGCGGTACGACCTACACGCCAACAATCGGCAGTTCATCTTTAGGTAAGAACGTCTAAAAAACGTCTAATTGTTTTCGGGCTTAGACATTCTTTGGGGCTTATAAGGGGCGAAACATGAGGCCTTTGTGCGTTTAATGACAACTTGTCGAAAATACCGCCAAGTTTGTTTGAAATAATTTATATTTGAATCATGCAAGACCACGCAAAACAACTATTTGAAATCAATGACATTTGGCCGGGCGACATGGTGTTTCACCGCTTAGAACCCGAATTGCCAATCATTTGCCTAACCGTATGCTACAACGGCAGCGATAAACTTGAGTACGGTGTAAAGTCCACCCACGGCCTTGAGAGTTGCAGCCGATACGAACTATTGACGGCAGTTGATGCCGAAATCAAGCGTATCACGGGCAAATGACAACAGACCAGTACATCGCAAAGCTAAACGCTGCGAGCCGCAAAATGACGAACCCAAAGGAGTTAGTCGGTGCTGCTTCGGCAGTCGGTAGGTTGCAGCACAAACGCATATTTCAAGACGGCAAAGATGACGGGGGTGCAGACATCAAGCCCGACTATTCAACCAAGCCGATATACATAAGCAAGGGGGCAACACCAAACGCAACCGCTGCGGGCAAATATAAGGGCGGCTACAAGCAATTTAAACGCAAACTTGGGCGGGGCAAGATGGTGCTATTTCGTTTCTTTGCTCAGGCATACCTTGGCAGTTTAGTTCGCCCCGATGTTCAGTTTAGCAACAGGGGCGTGGTTATAACGTCAGGCTTCAATTATACGCCAGCCAACCCGAAAGGCAAGGTGGACGGCCTTTTGAACAAATATGGGGAGGCTTTTAAGTTCAGCGGCGAGGAAGAACAGCTATTCAGGGAGAAGGCCCGCCAATTCTTACTAACTTTGTTTCAATGATTTCGGACATACTAAACTACCTGAATGCCCAACTGCCCAACATTGCGGCGGTATCACGGCCTTTATGCCAACTTGTAACCGAGGTAAACAAGAACGGCGAGCCACGTACCTTCCCAGCAATATACGAGGGCAACGGTAGCCTTGACTACGTGAGCCGATTCGACTGGAAGGGCGGCATGATGTTTTGGCTTAAGAACGGTGCTGAGGACATTGAACTGCTTGACCGCATACGGGCCAACAAAGAACGGGTGCAAATTACCATACCATTAAAATTTCATTGGGTGGGCAGCCGTTCGGTATGGCAGAACGATACGCAATACCTTGAACAGTACATTTTGCTGGCTATTCAAAAGGCGGTCAGCTTTGACAATATCCCAAGCCTACGTTCTACGCTTGGCCTTGACCGAATTAAGACCATTGTACGCAATCGGCAGTATGGCATCGAAACCCTTGACGATGCGTTTGAGGGCATTGACCTTCGCTTGCCCCTTGATATGGGTGCTGCGATGCTTGAGGTGGACTTGGTTATAACAGGCGATTTAAACTGCATCATTGGTGCATCTTGCACAGCCGATGTTGGGTTGTTGCTGCTTGAAAACGATAACCTTTTACTAAACGAAAATAATAACGAAATAACACTATAATGGCAAACCAAAAGGTTACCCAACTACCATTTGCAAGCGTCAGCAACGACAGCGATTTCTTATACGTTGTTCAAAGCAACACCAGCAAAAAAATGACCAAGCAAATGTTGATGAGTTCAACATTAGCCGCTGCCAACGCTGCCCAATCCGATGCGACTACTGCGATTTCAAATGCGGCTACTGCTAACTCTGCCGCAACCGCAGCACAAACTGACGCAACGCAAGCAATTGCCGATGCTGCTGCCGCACAATCAACAGCAACTTCTGCACAATCAGCGGCAAGCAATGCCCAATCAGATGCAACGCAAGCCATTACCGATGCTGCGAGTGCATTAAGCACGGCAACTGCCGCATCTTCAACAGCCAACGCTGCCCAATCTACTGCAACTGCTGCTCAATCAACAGCAACCCAAGCAATTGCCGATGCTGCCGCTGCACAATCAACAGCCAACGCTGCCCAATCCGATGCGACACAAGCAATTTCTGACGCTGCCGCTGCCACTTCAACAGCCAACGCTGCATCTTCAACGGCAACTGCTGCACAATCAACGGCAACTCAAGGGGTAACTGATGCCGCCGCCGCACAATCAACGGCAAATTCGGCAACTTCAACAGCCAACGCTGCACAATCAACAGCCAATGCCGCATTGCCAAAGGCTGGCGGAACAATGACTGGGGGCATTAACATGGGTTCACAGGCATTAACAAGCCTTGCTGCCCCAAACAACGCAACCGATGCAGCCACCAAGGGATATGTTGACACGGGCGTTTCATCTGCTAATTCTGCCGCATCAGCCGCACAATCAACAGCAAACACAGCAGTTCAAGATGCCGCAGCTGCACAAACAACCGCAAACGCTGCTCTTCCAAAGGCGGGCGGCACGATGACTGGTGCATTGAACATGGGTAGCCAAGGCTTGACCAATCTAACCACCCCTTCCGCTTCAACTGATGCAGCAACCAAAGGATATGTTGATACAGGATTGGGAGGTAAGCAAAACACAACTGCCACCACAACGGGCGTTTCGATTGCATTGGTTACACCGCAAGAATACGGCAGCTATGGCACTCCCCAAACGGGCAACATAACGGTTAGTTTAACAAGTGCGGTTCGAGGTGTTGACCAAATACTTTACCACGATGATAGTGTTGCCCCGACCATAACGGTAACGGGAGGCACGGCGATTCAGTTTGGTACTGCAAGCTACGACCTTACCAAAGTTAACGTGATTGCGTTTTGGTTTATGGGTGGCACAAATGTTGGGTACATCATAACGCCAGCCGTTTAATATGAGAAGTATTCGATTAGGTATGATGAGTGGTGGATTGCCACCAGTACAACTTTTGCTTGATACAAACCCCGGTGCATCTGTTGCATATTCACTTAGGAAATTAAGTAGTGCATACGCTGGCTCTGCAATTCGTGTTAGGAGGTCAAGCGACAATACTGAGCAAAACATCGGATTTTTTAATGGGGTTTTAGATACTGCCGCCTTGCTAAGTTTTTGTGGCAACGGCAATGGTTTTGTTACTACGTTCTATGACCAAAGTGGTAATGCAAAGGACAGCGTTCAACCTTCAGCAGGTGGCCAACCAAGAATTGTTTTGTCGGGGGTCTTAGAAACATTAAATTCTAAACCTACAATAAACTACATATCAGGTACTGCAACAAGAACAACTGGGCAAAATGTTACTGGACAAAGTATTTTCACGGTTGCTCAGGTTGTTACATACAATCAGCTTCAATCCCTCATTTCCTTTGACCATTCAAGTCAAGGGTTTGGCCCTTGGATTCGTTCTATTCAACCAAATTTTTGGAGAACACCAAGTACAGCGGGAACAGATTCTTATGATTTTACAAACGGAAGCAATATGTACTTTAACAGCAACTTACATACTTCAGCAAATAACATTTTAACCCCGCACATTTTATCTTCTTTTGCAACATCGGCTCTTACTAAAAAGTTTGGCATAAGTGATGCAACTTTTATTGGAAGATGGTTTTTAGGTAAAATGTCTGAATGTATAGTATATCCAACAAGTCAACAAAGCGGGTTTAAATCATCAATTGAAACCGATATGAGCACCCATTATTCAATTACATTATGACAATTTTAGGTTATAAATATTTAGTTGAAGCAGATGCTCAAAAGGCAAGAAAAGATTGCTCTGGCTATTATGGCATTCCTGTTTCTCCTAAAGACACTACTCAATATTGGGTAGATTATCAATGTGCAATTTTAGATGAGCCTACATTTTGGTACATTATCCACGATGAAAGCCTTTTGCCTATACTCGGCGAGCCAGCCGAATTTAATGTAACTCAACCAGCGATATAAAATGCGACCAATTAACCACATCGTTTTGCACACGACAGCCAGCAACATAAAGGCAACGGCTGACAGCATTAACCGATACCACCGCAAGGTGCTTAACTGGGGTTCGCCCGGTTACCATTTCATCATCGAACGGGACGGCAAGGTTGTGGACAATTGGCCTATTGAAAAGACCAGCAACGGGGTGAAAGGCCACAACCATGACAGCATTAACATCAGCTACATAGGTGGCATTGATGCGAAGGGCAAGCCTACCGACAACCGCACTAAGGAACAAAAGAAAGCAATGGCCGAACTGGTTGCCAAGCTAACCGCTAAGTTCCCAAACGCTGAGGTCTTAGGGCATCGGGACTTCCCGAATGTTGCCAAAGCATGCCCATGTTTCGATGCACGGGCTTGGTGGGCAACCGTTAAGAAATGTTAAAAAACTTGTAGGGTATTGCAAAATTCCTACTTTCGGCTAAACAATTTTACAAAACCATGACTGAACAACAAGTGCAAATCATTGAAAGCTACGTTGACACTCAAGAGGCGGGATTCTTTAAACGTACCCTTGCCCGCAAAATTGTAATGGAAAACCCCGGTGCATTTGAGCAAACCAACCATGAGGTTGAAAGGGTTCGATGTTCAATTCGCTATCGTTCGGGAGCCACAGGCGATACGCAAAGAGGCTTCGCAACAAGCAGCGGCAAGCTAAGGGAAAAGCTATACAACCCTGAGCAGATGAAGCCAAGTGAATATATGCAAGCGTTTATGGGCCGAGGCGAAAAGACCAGCAAAGAGGTTTGGCATCTTCCGAAAAACATACGCAAGCCCCTTGTAATATCCGACATTCACTTGCCATACCACGTACTTTCGGCAGTTGAAACTGCAATCGACTACGGGTTCAAAAACGGGGTTGATGCGATATACATTAACGGCGACTTGATTGACTTCGCCAAGATTAGCCGATGGGAAAAAGACCCAGCGTTAATGTCCGCACCAGTTGAGGTGCAAATGGCGAGGGACTTTCTGCAAGGGTTGACCAGCCTTGGATTGCCTGTATTCTATAAGCTGGGCAACCACGAAGACCGCTGGGATAGGTACATACTTCAAAACGCACCTGAGTTAATCACCTTGCCCGGCCTTCAACTAAAAGCCGCCCTCGGACTTGATGAATTGGAAATTGAGTTAATTGACAGCCGCCAACACGCTAAGTTCGGCAAGCTAAGTGTATTGCATGGCCATGAGTTTGGCGAGTCGGTATTCAGCCCTGTTAACCCAGCACGGGGGTTGTTCCTTCGTGGCAAGTCAAGTGTATTAGCTGGGCATAACCACCAAACATCGGAACACCACGAAAACAACCTGAACGGCGACCCGACCGCTTGCTTTTCAATGGGCTGTTTATGCGACCTTCAACCAGCCTACCGCCCATTCGCATACACTAAATGGAATCACGGGGCTGCCATTGTTGATGTTGATGAAGACGGGGAATTCAGCGTTGAAAACTTCCGCATCATTGACCGCAAAGTACGATGAACTGGCTTGGCTTTATATCAAGGCATTACGGTCTTATCGCAATCGCAGCCGCATTGATACTTGGGAAGCAATCATGCAATCATAAAGCCGAGGCCGAGCGGCACAAAAGCAATTACGAGGCAATCCAGCAAACAACGGGAAGCACAGCAAGGCGTTTGAACTTGACGGTTGAGCAATTGACCGATGAGAACAAACGTCTGCTGGATAGCCTTAATGTGAAAAGCGGCAAGGTGCAGTTCGTGTACCGCACCAAATGGCGAACGGCAACAGACACGTTTGAGGTTGAGGTTGAACGCTGGCATATTTACCTTTTGCCATGCCCGATTCAAACCTTTACGGTGGACACCAACTGCATAAAGCTGACCGCATTATTGCACCCCGATTCAGCGGCCAAGGTTACGCTAACCACCGACTACGATTTAAGCGTTGTTGGGTATTGGAAAAGACCGGGCAAATGGTTTGGTGCAAAACTTTGGAACGGATTGTTGGGCAAAAAAGAAGCGTACATCAAAATTGCTTCGCCTTGCTTTAAGGATTCTGCCGTATATTTGAATAAATTTAGCCAATCACAATGAACCCAGTCTGCATTCAAGATTTAACAACTGCCAAAGTATTGGCCGCACCTACCAACTGCCAAGCGACTGCCAACCTAAACATCGGAACATTGGCGGCATCAACGGCGTACGATGTTTATATTACTAACATCGGAAGCGAAACTACGATTAAGTACGACATCACAACCAACGGTGCTGGCCTTGCGACAATTGCCTTGCAAACCAACGCCCTGTTCTTTAACGGCAACAACCTTTTTAGCTTGCACGTGGTGGCAGATGGCGATGACATTGCCAACTATGTGCTGATTGACAACATACACGTTGGCTTCGTGCTATACTTTTGGCGAAGCAATACAACTGCCCCGACTACGCAGAACATTCAGGCAGTTTAACTATCTTTACCATACCAAAAACCAAAACCCATGATTGAAAACCTACTTTTAACATCAATGTTCATCTTCGGCGTATGGCTATCCACCGCCGAGGGTATGATTGGCGATGAACTACGCTGGCTTTTCATTAGCCGCTTTCCTGAACTTGCAAAACCCGTTGTTGATTGCCCTACGTGCATGGCTTCGGTGTACGGCACGCTGGCCTATTGGGGGCAACACCTGATAAACGGCAACACTACCGACCTATTGACCTTCATCGGCTGGCCTATCTTCGTCATTTGCTTGGCTGGGTTCAACGGCATCATCTTAAAACTTGCCAAATGGTTATAACTAAATTAGCGAATTGGTTAGTTAAGAACTATCCCGATGCGGTATTGACCGCCTTGAAACCCGATTCCAAGAACTGGAAAGCGGGCTGCGAATTTATGGTCGAAATGGACGGGCATAAATACTACCGCTTCAGGGATTCGGGTGATGTGCCATTGGTTCGATACAAAGAAATACAAGCGGTGTTAATTCAACTTGACAACCGCCTGACTTCCGATGAACTGCTGAACATTCTAAGTATTGCACGTGAAAGCGTTGTGGCCGCTATTGAAGGGCAAAGCCGCAAGGATAGGGGCAAGGGCTTACAGCAATGTTTATGGGCGATACAAGAAGCCGAAAGCCGCCATAAGGAACTTGGCTTGCATACCGACTTGATTGTAGAACTGGCCGCATTGAACTTGATACGTGGCGATGAAAACCCGTTCGAAATAAACGAGGGTATTCAGGCCGAAAAGTTACGGTTGTTTAAGCGGGAGTTTGTGAACCACGATTTTTTTTTGTCCGCTGGAATGAACGAGTTCTTACCCAATGCCGGGCAACTGGCCGCCGTTTGGCAGCAACTATGGCAGACCAGCGACCAACACCA